GTAAAGGTTCACCGTTATAGTAATATATATCCTCATTCATTTCTTAAAACCTTTAAACTTTTTCTTATTATTATTGTTATTATTACTATTGTTATTACTCTCTAAATGGTACCCATTTTTTGGGTAGTCTGATTGCTTAGATTTTGACACCCTGCTTACCCTAATTTTGGGTAGTCTTAAGGTATATCTATTGGCACTTGATAACCTGTGAATAATTAAGTAACCATTATCAACAAGCTCTTTTTTAGCTTTTTGTAAGGTATTTACAGAAACACCAAGTTTCTTGCATAAATTTGAGTTTCTTAAATTCCTATAATTAGCAGATAATGACTTTATATAACAAAATAAGACTTTAGCTTCATTCCCTATTTTATCGTCATATATGATTGAATTTGGGATCATAGCGAACCCATTCTTAGTCTTTTCCATATTCTTTTAATCCTTCCTTGCTAGACCTTCTATATGTCAAATTTTGGGTAGTCAATAAAGAACATTTAGAGAACATTAATTATTTTTAACTTTATGCTTTTATCATTTGCAATATAGATCAAAAATGATACAAATAAAGAATGAAAAACAAATCAACAAAGAAAGAGGAAACAATGAAAAAACTATCAAAAGCAGCTCAAGTATCAAAACTATTAAAAGCAAAAGCTAAATCTTTAGGTTTAGAAGTTAGAGCAAGTTCAAAAAACTTTAGTGGAGGTAACTCAGTTGATATTAAAGTTTTAAAAGGTTCTGACAAATCTTTTAATGAACTTAAAGAATATTCAAGCCAATTCAAAGAAGGTCATTTTGACGGAATGAATGACATTTATGAATATTCAAACTCAAGAGATGATATTCCACAGACTAAATATTTGTTTATTGATGATGATAGAGCAAGTGAAATATTAAAATATTATGATGAGAATATTTGGAAAACAGAGAAAAAGTGGATGTGGTTTGACAATGAATTAAGATCATATGAATGGATTAAGCAAATTAAAGATGAGTTTAAAAACGATTGGCAAAAAGGCTTAATGGATATTATGGAGGGTAAAGTACAAAAATACAAAATATTAGCAGCTTAAAGACCGAAACACCCCCACAAGGGGTGTCTTAGGGTTAATCCCTAACTGATGAGGTCAGAAACTTAAAAGAAAGGTTAAACAATGGAACATTTTTATTTGGCTTTAGTATTAGCAATAATAATAACTTTAATATGGGGGGAGAAATAATGGGACACTTTGAATGGACAAATACTTGGGATAAATATCTAACTGAAATTGTAGAAAAAATAAAAGTTAGATGGCTTAAAAAAGATAAGGATAAATTAAAACAACTAGAAATTAAAGCTAAACAATTAGAAGAAGAAACTGATAAAGCTAGAAAAATATATTTGGGTTTACAAGATAAATTAGATAATGTTGAAACTTCTATTTATAAACTTAATAATAAATATACTTATCAAAAGAAGATTAAAGTTGATAATCCTTATTATGAACCAATTAAAATAAGGATCATATAATGAAAACTTTTAAAGTGATAAGAACAGAAAGAGTTGAAGAAATAAAAACTATAAAAGCAACAAGTGAAGAAGAAGCATTAAAAAAAATGACTTATGATAATTGGGATAATTGCGAAATTTTATCATCTGAAACTGAAATAGAGGAAATAATTAATGACAAGAAATAAATATGGTTTGCCTTTAGTATTTGACTATGTAAATAGTATAGATCAAAAAAGGATTAAGAACTTAGAATATATGAAAGATAACTGCACTAAGGATTGGAAAGAGCTTTGGAGCAAGAAATTAAAACAATTAAGAAAGAACATACATGACAGACAAAGAAAAACTCTTAACTGATATAGAGCTTGAAAAGCTAAAAATTGCCACCTTTAAAAACATAATAGAGGGATCTAGGTCTATCAATGGTGTTACTTGGAATAGAATTAAAAACTATAAAAGAAAGGAACAAATAGAATGCTTGGAAAGAAAAATTTAAAAAAGGGAGTTTTAAATTATGCTTGAAACAATTATCGCAGTAGAGATAGCTCTATGGATTTTTTATTATGCCACAAACTAAACTTAAATTATTAGACCTATTTAGTGGATTAGGTGGTTTTAGTTTAGGTTTAGAATCTACAGGATTTTTTGAAACTATTGCATTCGTAGAAAAAGACCAATTTTGTCAAAAAGTTTTAAAGAAGAATTTTAAAAACATACCAATTGAAGGAGATATAAGAAATGTCAAAGGAGATAGATACAAAGCAGATGTCATTACTGGGGGATTCCCATGCCAACCATTCTCAGTTGCAGGAAAAAGAAAAGGAACAGATGACGATAGATACCTCTGGGATGAAACTATTAGAGTCGTCAGAGAATGTAAACCCAAATGGTTTATTGGCGAAAATGTTGAAGGTCTTGTTAACATCCAAGACGGCATGGTACTCAGACAGGTGCAAGACGATTTGGAAAAAGAAGGTTTCCAAGTCCAATGTCTTATTATTCCAGCTTCAGGCATCGGTGCTTGGCACCAAAGAAAAAGAATTTGGATTATGGGCTACTCCGAACACAATGGACACACTTCCACCAAGATCAGAAAAAGCAGTAATCAGACAAATGACAACTGCAAGAAAGGGGAGTACCAAACCATCAAATCTGAGGGAACAAGTACACCCAGAAACAATGAAAATGTACGGATGGATGTATCCAACTCCGACAGCTATTCAAAGACCAACAGAGGGAAATGTAAGATTAATGAGAAACCAAGTTCTGAGTGGAAATTTAACAAAGGAAGAAGCATCAGTTATGGTGGGGAAAGATGTATTTCAGAGTCATGGGAAACTCCCTATGTATCCAACACCAACAGCAAGAGATCACAAAGACTTGGGATACAATCCGATAACTTGCAAGAGGGAAATAAAACAACAATCAATCCCAACAACAGTATTAAAGAACAACAAACCTGGTGGCAAACTCAATCCTCACTTTGTGGAGTTCCTAATGGGGTATCCTATGAATTGGACAAGAATAGAGCTAACAGAATTAAAGCTCTTGGAAACTCAATCGTTCCACAAATCGCAAGAGAACTTGGAAAAGCAATCATTGAAGCAGAAAAAGATGTTTAGAACTCCAACATCAATGGATATAGGAGAAGATAGTTTTATTTATGCTGCTAAAATATTAAAAGGAAAAGTTAATAGAAGTAGTAATTCAAGAGTTCAAATAACTTTATCTACTGATGTAGCTATGGAATACTTAAAAAATAATCCAGAATTAATAGACCAATATGATAGACCTTTTATGGAAAGACCTAATCTTCCAAATAAATTAGAGTTTATTGAGTATTTAAAATCTCAAACGTCTATAAAAAAATTATCAAATAATACTGATATTCCTAAAACTAAAATTGAGCATTGGTTTAGAAAAGATAATTCTTTTTCTTATCCAAGTATTGAGGATTGGAATATTATTAAACCTTTTTTAAAAGAGTTAAAATTTGACAGAGAATTAACTTATGAAATTGAAAAAGATTGGAAAGAATGAATAAAACAAATATTTATGGAGATTATAAGGTCTGTATTAAATGCAAAGATCCAGCAGACGTTATAGAGGGAACAAAAGATTACTGTATAGAATGTTGGTATGACCATGTTAATAATGGTAAGAGTTTTAAGGAAGTAGAAAAGCATATAAAAGAAGAAGAAAGATTTATTAAAAAGAAATGAGAAACTTATTTGAAACATTTGTAGATATAGGCTCAGGATTAATTTTATCTACATTTATTCAATTATTTATATTCCCTTTCTTTGATTTACACCCAACAGTTCTTGAGAGCTTTCATATAGCAGTTATATTTACAGCTATATCTATGATTAGATCCTGGTGCTGGAGAACTATTTTTTCAAGGAATAGAAAATGAAATACTTAATAATATTTATATTGCTATCAAGCTGCTCTTTTAGTGATTACGATTTTAACCCCTCAACAACTATATTAAAACAACTAATAAAAGGATCAAAGAATGATAAAAGTTAAGTTAGAAGCCAACGAAGTTGAACTTGCCTTAAATATTGCATCTAAGAGGTACATAGGCAACCTTAGAATGGGTAAAGGCTTTTCTTATGGTTACACCAAAGGAATTAAATCACAACTAACTGATGGCATATTAGGAGCTTTAGGAGAGGTTGCTTATGCTAAAGCCACAAATTCTTTCTATAATGGTTCTTATAGTGATGATAAGCAATTCTATTCAGACTCAGACTTTCAAAACAATATAGAGATAAGAACCCAAGATAAAAAAGAATACAATTTTTTACTAATAAGACCTGGAGAAAAGAAAGGTAAATATATTTTAATTATTAAAGATAATGATAAGGATTTTAATTTTAGTATTATGGGTTCATTTTTATTTAAGGAAGATATACCAGAAAGATTAACAGATTTTGGTTATCCCAATAGACCACCAGCTTATAAAATTTTAATAAAAGAACTAACCAATATGGAGGAAAATGTCAGACAAGATCAATTTTAAATTATTTAAACCTTTTGGTTCAACAGTTGCTAAAGCGGTTATGCCATTAGGATTAATGAAAGACTTTCAAGATGATTTAAAACAAATAAGAGAAGATAGAGAGAAACAAAAGAACCATGATTGGTCTAAAAAGTTGGTCGGTCATGTAGATTCAGAGTACCTAATATCACCAGAGATTATGCTTAAATGGAAACAAAAGTTTTTTGATCCAATTATTAATGCTTATGTCAAAAATCATATAGACCATAAAATTAAATCTATTTTAATTAATTCAGCTTGGTATGTAATATCAAAACCTGGAGATTTTCAACCTACTCATACCCATACTGAATATGTTCATGGTAATTATCATTTAAGCTGCGTTGGTTATTTACAAATACCTAAAATGATTTCAACAACTAACGCAAAAGAACATAATGATTTCTCAGGTCAGACAGAGTTTATAGAAGGATCAGAAAATATGTTTAACAATAATTCTTATAGAGTTATGCCTGAGGTTAGGGATTGGATATTATTTCCAAATTCTCTTTCTCATGTAGTTTACCCATATAATACAGATGATGAAGATAAGGAAAGAATTTCATTTAGTTTTAATGCTACAATAATATTTGATAATGAACTCTCAAATTGAATATAATTTGTATAATTTATTGACTATTTTTGTATTAATTAATAAAAGGAATCTATGAAAACAATTGGGAAAGAGTGGACAAAAAAAGAAGAAGGTGGAGCTTTTACAGCAGATCATTTATCACCAAGCCAACTAAATAAAAGTTTAGATATATGGTTTAATGATTATGTAATTTTAACTGCTAAAGAAAGAAAAGATTTGTTAGGAAATCTTAACATGGACATAGGAGCAATAGTAGGTCAGGCAGTACAGGATATTATTGTTCATAAATTAACATTTGATGAAGTAATGAAAGGGAAAAAATGACAGACCAGGTAATGATGGAACTTGCTAAGATGCAAAGTAAAATTAGAGCTTATGAGCAAAATGAAAAGAAAAACATTGAGCAACTACATTTAAGAGATGATGAAATATCAGAGCTTAAAAAGAAGATAGATTTATTAGAACTTAAAGAAAATATGATTGCTAAGAATAAAAGATATTTAGAATTAAAAGCTCAGAAAGATGTTGAACAAATTGAAGAAAACAAAAAACTAAAAACTAAAAAAAAATGATTGATAAAAATAGAGAAAGAACTTTAACTGTAATATCACTTGGGGCTGGAGTTCAAAGTTCAGTTATGGCAATCATGGCAGCTAAAGGAGATCTTCCAAAACCAGATTGTGCTATATTTGCTGATACAGGTTATGAACCTAAAAAAGTATATGCTTATTTAGAATTTTTAAAAAAAATATTACCTTATCCAGTTTATGTAGTTTCAAAAGGTAATATAAAAAAAGATATGCTAGATTCTATTGATAATGGAACTAGATTTCCAACAGCTCCATTTTTTACACAAGCAGAAATTACAGGTAAAAAAGGTATGTTAAGAAGACAATGCACAGCAGATTATAAAATTGTACCAATTAGAAAAAAAATTAGAGAACTATGCGGTGTAAAATATGGAAAACATTTTCCTAAAGATAAATATGTTGAACAATGGATTGGTATTTCTACTGATGAAATACAAAGAATGAAACCTGCTAGAGATAAATATATACTTAATAGACATCCTTTAATTGAAGCTAAAATGTCAAGACAAGATTGTATTGATTATCTTAATGATTATCTTAAAAAAGAAAACATACCACTACCAGAAAAGTCTGCTTGTATTGTGTGTCCATATCACAATGATGCTTATTGGCATTTTATGAAAACTGAAAGACAAGAAGAATTTGCTGATGCAGTTGAATTTGATAAAAATATTAGAACTGGATCAAGAAATGTTAGAGATAAATTGTATCTTCATAGATCATGCAAACCTTTAGATGAAGTTGAATTTAACAAAAAAGAAAATGATAAACAATTAGATATGTTTAATAATGAATGTGAGGGTATGTGTGGAGTTTAATATGAAAAAATATGAAATCATAAAAAGAAAAATAAATAATTTAGAAGAAATTAATTTTAATGCTGAAGAATTTAATTTAATTTTTGAAATGGCAGGTTTTGATCTGTTAAATAACTCTGAAATGAGAAGTTTAATACTTGCTTTTTGTGAGAAATTAAATCCAGAATTATCACCAAGAGAATATGATAAAATTAAAGATCATCATGTAGATTTACCATAAATAACAAATAATAATAAAAGGAAGGAAAAAATGACAACCAAGAAAACAGTAGCAGCAACAGAAGAAAAAAGTAAAGGCGGTTTTAAGGAAAGAAGAAAGGAATGTTTAACAAGTGCCAATAAAATTCCAACAGTTGATATTAAAGGTAAAAAATATTCAACTGTTAATGAAAGACATAGACATCTTTTACAATACTTTCCAGAAGCTAGATTTAATGAAGAAATACTATTCCATGATAATGACAGAGTTGTCGTTAAAACCGAATTATATATTTCTGATACTATTTATGCTGTTGGTCATGCAGAAGAACATAGAAATGCTAACTTTATAAATAAAACAAGTGCTATGGAAAATTGTAGTAGTTCATCTTTAGGAAGATGTTTAGCAGCATTTGGATTATCAGGTTCAGAGTATGCTAGTGCAGAAGAATTAGTAAATGCCTTAAACAATCAAAAGGGATCTACTCAACAAGTTTCAATTAAAGATACAATTAAAAAGCAAACGACAGAAACCAAGTTGACCGCTTTGTATTCCGATTGGAAAAAAGAAAATGATTCAATAGAAAAAGATTTTGAATCACAACAACAATCAATAAAAAAAAATGGAGGACAAAATGTCAGACAATGGTAGTGGTAAGCAAAAGGATTGGGTTCTATTTCCTTATGATGCCAACAACGAAAAAGCCATCAAAATTGATTTCTCAGGAAATGTAAATTTAGATAATGGCAACAAAGGTACAATACTTGGTGTCAAAGGTTCATCAAAAGATGGCAATACTAAGTTTGTTAAGGTGTTTGCTCAGGTAGGAGTTTTATTCAAAGGTGATGACAAGTTTACTGGCGAAATGAATTACTCTGAAGCTGGTGGACATAAAGGTTTAATCGGTTGGATAAACGAATCAGGTAATATTTTATCTGGTTATAAGAATGAACCTAGACCTAAACAAGCTAAACCTCAAAGCAAAGAAATTCCTTTCTAATTGAAAGTAGTTTTTTTAATTTTAGTTATATATGCAAGTGATGGGAATTTGAGTTATCAAAAGATACCTTTTAATTATTCAGATCAACCTATCACTTGTGAAAAAATGTACAATGAAAGTATTAAGTATGTTGAAAACCCAGATTACAAAGAAGGCAATGGACAAGTTTGGATGCTAACTAAATATAAAAATAAAAATGTAATAGCTCATTGGTGCAAAGATAGTAAAGGAAATTATGTCAGATAATGTTAAATTTATAAGTGAGATAGAGAGATTATTAAAACAAAAACAAAATGATTATGGACACTTTGACCATACCTCTTATGTAATGGTAGGAATTATGGAGAAATATTTATCAATTCATAACAACCAAGATGTTAAAATACCCCTTAAATTCTTTGGTTTATTTATGATTTTTCTTAAATGTTGGAGAGTTATGCAATCAGAAAATTATAAAAAAGATAGCTTTGATGATATTTCTGGCTACTCAGAATTATTAAGGAGGTTGGTAATAGATGAAAACAAAACAAAGAGGTAAACGACCTATGACACCCAAAATGCTCAAGCTATTGCAATACTTAAAAAATTATAGTACAAAACATGGATATATGCCGACATTTTTAGAAATGGCTAATGAGATGGGTTATAAGAGTAAAAATTCAGTTAGTGTTCTAATTGAAAAGCTAGAACAAAGAAATGATCTTAAAAGAGATTACTCTGGTTATAGTAGAAATGTAATTTTAAATGGTTAAAGTTTTAAAGACATCAAGTTTAGAATTAGAAGCTGATTTTGAAGAAATTTTTGATGGTGCAACTGTTGAAGAAGCAACTGAAAAAGCACATAATCAAAAAATGCCTAGTGAGTTTGCGAAAGTAAATATCACCAACAACAAACTTATTAAGGCAAATGTTAAAATGGTTGGTGAGGAGCATGACAATGAGTCTAAACAGTACAGTAAGATTGTACCAGAAGCTGAATAACATTCATAAAAAGATTATGAAATCGTTAGATAGCAGAATGTGTGTGCATACTTATAATGACTATTTGGAGTATAAACAATTGGTAAGAAGAATTGTTGCCAATCAAAACTCTGATGCTGTTATTAAATATAAAGAATTAGAAATCTAGTTCTTAATATATTAAAAGTTGTAAAAAACTT